ATCACATCAGCTGGATATTTCACCAGTGTGATTCTGTTCTGTGGGAAATCAAACATCAGTCTATCAACTGTCAGTGTATTGTTTGACTTGTCAGTGACAACATACAGACCATCATTGACCGCTGACTGTGTAATCTGAATAGTATCACCAATCTGAATGTATGGTGATGATCCATTGATAATGTTCCCGGATGTATCGGCTTCAAATCTTACTGGTCTTTGCTGAAAATTATTGTTAGTGTATTTTCTGATGATAGATTCAATCGCTGTAAGTTGCGATTGAATCACATTATCAGTCATATCACCACAATCAATTTGTGTTTTCAGTTCTTCAACTGATATTATCATCAGAAATCAACCCTTTACTACTTCTTGAATGTTGCCAAAACTACCTTTGAACTGTTTGAAAGTGCTACAGCATAGATTTCATCAACAGAAATGTCAGTAGTTCTGGAAAGTGTGTGTCTTTCAGTTTCAACATTTACATTTCTCTTCATGTAGATTGTCAATGCTGGTGCATCATCTTCAGTTTCAGTGTCTTCGTTAAGTTTAACGATAGGACAAACGTAACCAGTACCTTCTTCATTGAGTGGTACTTTCTTTGATACAACGACTTCACAGTTACAAATCTTACCGATTGCACCTGTTACACGGACACTTTCAGCAAGCTTATCAGCTGCCAGGAATTCAGCATCCTTTCTCAGCTTACCAACCTGTGCCGGATTGATGAAGATAACCTTGTCAGTGTTGAATTCTTCACCGAATACGTCAACAGCATCAACAATACCACTGTAAGAGATAGTGGATGCTGAACCGTCAAATGTAAGCTGTGCTGTCTGAAGTGCTGTCATAGCATCAGCATCAACTTTGGATGCAATTGACTTTGTAAGCTGTGTATTAGCCTGACCGACTGGATCACCATAACCTGAAAGTACAGCTTCATCTGTGATGGTTACAGCCTTCATTGCCTTCTTTACTTTGGTTTCTGTAGTTGTTGCTGTCAATGCAACTGTACCACATGCAACACCTTCAGCGACGTCTTCAGCATCACCAATGTATGCAAACTGTGGAACTGTGATTGTATCACCAGCATTTGTTGCCTGAAGTGATGTGTCAACCTTTGCGAAAGGTGTCACAACGATTTTTGAACCGATTTTTCCGCTGATAGCATCAGCCATAACTTCTGCATCAATCAAATTACTTAACATTGTAGTAGCCATATTAAAACTTCCTTTCAAAATTAAATATTATTAAATGTTTTCTGATTTACCTGTCATCTGTGCATAGACTTCAGGCTGTTCCTGTTTCAATTTCAACCTGGACTGATACCCCATTCTGGAGAACTGTTCAACCGTTATTCCAGGTGTGTTATTTCCATCATTACCAGGTAATTTCTGCGGTTCAACCTGTCGCTGTAAATCTGCGATAAACTGGTTAGGGAACTGTGTCTTCAATGCAGCTATGGTATCATCAATACCTTTGATTTTTCCATTGTCGTCAACTTTAAGTTCACCTTTTTCCTTGACTTTGAATGTCAGGTAATCAACATCCTGAACCTTTGCTTCAAGTAATGCCACCTTTAAAGCTGAATCAATCTTGGTTTGTTCCAGTTGTGCCTGAAGTTCTGCCACAGTAGATTCATACTGTTTGATTTTTCCCTGAAGAATATCATTTCCGGCATTGTCTTTCTTCAACTGTTCGATCAGGGCTGTTGCTTCAAGATGTTCTTTTTCTTTACTCTTGTGTTTTTCCTGTAAGTCCTTATATCGGATATCCAGATTTTCTTCACCAGCTGTAAAGATTTTATTCTGTTTCATTTCACCAGTTATTGCTGTTATCTGTTCATCAGATAAACCCTGTGATTTTAAAATTTCCTGTAATGTCATATTAATCATTTCCTTCCTTCAAATAGGATTTTTACATGTTACCTCATGTTTTGAAATACTCTCTTTTACGCCTGACTTTTGAAGGCGATGTATAAAATAAAAACACCCTGATTTCTCAGAATGTTTTATTCGTCAAGTATCATTATCAAACCTACCATGAAATATTTTCTGCCGTTTAAGGTGCATTCTCCACGATACATTGATGTTACCTGTGCTAGCGATACCAGGTAGACATCGTTTAACGTTACTCGTGAACGCATTGAAGCAAAAGGTGTTAATGTAGTCAATAGTGCTCCTTTGCGTGTTGAAGGTCCGTCATCAAGCGAACAATTAGCAGCAACATTTTCTTTTGAGCATATGAATGTATATACTGCACCGCCAAATGCCACACTAGCAATTGCGGATGCTAGTTTTTCAATTTCACCTGTTTGTCTGTTAGTACCGTTGGAAAAAATAAATGCTGCTGAACTTTCGCTCGGTGTGTTTTTGGAATCGCTTGAACTCGTGAACTGAATTGTTGTTGCCACGTTTGTCTTTACAACATAAATACTGTTGTATTTATTCCCACTTGTATTGTGGTCACCCATTTTTGTACCAACAAGATTTCCATTGAAGTACAACTCCAGACCGACTGAATATGTACCTTGCATAATCAATAGATATGTTCTATCGTTTACCCACAACTTTATACCTTCGTCAGTTGTTTCGATTTTTTCCCATTCATACATATCTTCAATTGTTGCTAAGATTGTTGAAGGTGTTGTTCCTGCCGGATATGCTACTTCTCGAACTATAGCCATGACTATTCACCGCCTTCCGTTGTGGTTGTTTCAGGTGTTTCGTCTATTTCTGTAACTGGTGGATTTTTTATCAGTTCGATTTTTTCTTTCAACTCTGCTTTTTCTTCTTCTGTAAGATTTCTCGATTCCGCTAATCTATACGCTTTTTCTTCAGATATAAGTTTTCTCGTGTACAAGTGTAGTATTGCTTCAAGCTTTGTCACCTTCATCACCTCATTCCATCAATGCAATCAACGCTGATATATCATCTCTTAAACTCTTTCTGTTAAGGTTGTACGGCTGATAACTATGTGCAATTTCGCCTTCTTCAAGCATGACTGCGATTTTTAAGTTCGATGCTACACCCATAGTCGGCGTTACATATAAACCAATCGTATCTTTCTCGAATAAATCAGCCTGTGAATACTCAAATGTTGATGCATATCTTTTCCCTGGTTCCATGCTTCGAATAGTGGTTAGATCAACAGTACTACCGCTTGAAAGTGTGTTTGCAAAATACAGCGAACATTTCCCAGTACCATCTATAATATGTGCTGATAACGTGTATTTTCTCCCTATTTCCAACCCTAAATCACCACTGTTATACAGCCCAAAATACGCATTTGCTGTTACTGCGATGCCGTTTGTATCAACAGTGATTATACCGATATCATCATATGTATACAAAGCACCGTTTGTAGTTTTACCGTTTTCGCTATAATAAGGGAATGGAATTAAATTCTCACAAATTTGAGATGTGTTTATCTTGTTTATCGTGTCAGACTCGATGTTTGGAACGGTAAGTGTATTTTTTACTGAATTGTAGTAGAAATCAGGGTCAACGCATGGTATCACATTTCCTGTACCCGTTTGATTTGTGTTGTCGCTGAAAATAATAGCCCTGTTGCTATCACTAGTCGATGTTACTGTTCTAATTCTTACTGCCGTGCCATCTGCGTCAAGTTTTTTTGCAATATCTTCAGCGTTTTTCTGTATAGCTGAATTCATAGTTGCTGCACTGTCTTCATGCTCCGTCAACCAATCCGACATTTCTTTCAATGTGTTGAAGTCTTCAGGTGCTCCGGCAACAATTTCAGATACCTTTTCAGTTATTTTTTCATCTGTTTCTGTTGTCGTGTAATAATGTGAAAACTGTTCTGTTATCACTTTGTTTTGTACCGGATTTTCTGAAGTGTCGGAAAAATCACTGTCAACTTCAACCTGTTCTGATTCCAGATTTGCCAGTCTGATTTCTGCCGTTGAAATTCTATCGAAACATAAACCAAGTTCGATCGAATTTCCGTCAAGTCTTTCTTCAGCTGCTGCAATTCGGTCAAAACATTCATCTTTGTTCGCTTCAACCCAGTTCACAGCATTGTCTATCTGATCCGCTGATACTTTCAGCTGTCTGTATTCGTCTGCCATGCTTCATCACCTTCTTCTATTACTGTTAAAATACTTCCGCTATTATCTTTCAAAATGTAGTTATCAACATCAATCAATACCTTTGTTGTCGTTGGTGTACCGCCCCAACCAATAGCACCAATAAAATTAACTATTGTCAATCCACCTGTTTCTTCACCGTTTGATGTAGTGGTTGATGCGTTAATTGTTCCCTTTAACTCTATCAGTGTATCAATTGTAGCCTGTAAATTGATTGTATTCACCCATCACACCCCCACTTTGTGATATTCTTCTTCACATGAAAACAACTTGCTTCAATGATGTTGAAGAAGTTATCACCTGATTGTATTGCTACATCATAGTAATATCTGCAACATTCACACAATTCAGTGTCTTCAGGATGTAGTGTGACGGTATAAACACCGTTTTTTCCGATTTTAACTGTTTTTACAAAGATATATGTCGAATCAGTATGATTTTTTTTTACTCCAAATAATAATTTCTCATTCGCTCCCAGTTCATACAACTGACCAAATACATTGGTTACAGTTATCTGAAATGTGTTGGTAGTACCTCTGACTATTTCCACATCGGTTCTCATTTAATCACCTCTTTCAGGCATGAAAAAAGGACTGAATTTAATCAGCCCTTTGGTTTTGTGTTATCTGGTGATAACACTTTCAATTTCTTCTCGATTTCTTTTTTTATACGCTCCGGACATCCGTCCTTCACGGTCCAGTTAAATGGTTTCATGTTGATCCACTCTTTTTCTTCATCAGTAAATATCACATGCATTATTTATACCACCTTCCCAGGAATTCACCAAATGCATTCCCGAATTCTGATTTCCCACCACTAGTGTATTCGGCAAAACCTTCAGCGAATAGTTCAGATGTGTTTGTTTGTGCGTATTCTGATACACCTTTAAAACCAGCGAGTGATATCAATTCTGATTCATACTGTTTTCTTTCGTTTCTGTATAGTTCATCTGCCTTCTTGTAATCGTCAAACGTATCAAAATGTGTTCTCCAGTCATCAACACTATGATGATATTTCATAGACATATTAAGTTCAATATAATTCTGAACATTGTGACCGTATTCGTGTCTTACCAGTGATGAAAAACTACCATCAGCACGAACCAGATACCCTGTAGAAATTGAACTCAATGCCTCTCTAAGACCAGTTTCATAATCACCGAAATAACTCTTATTGAAGTTGAATCCACCGTTTGCCGATAACAAACCATCGTCAGTTAAGCCGATTCTGAATCTTGATTCCATGATTGATCCATCAAAATATTCAAGTTGATATGATTTTACATGTGGGTATTTCTCAAACATTTCTTCAAGTGTGGTTTTCACATCATCAAAGGAACGTAAATCAATACTGTCAAGTACAGCATCATCAACAGAAATACCTTGCTTGTTCGCCCACTCGATAACTTCTGACTTTGTTGTAAACGCTGGTTTTCTATTCAACGCATTCTCAACAACATCATCAATTCGTTTATCATATTGTGATTTTTCAACTCGATATTTTTCAAGTGCTGATTCATAATCATCTTCATTATCAAATTCTCTTCGTCTTGGTCTTTTTGGTTTTGTCAAATCACCAATAGATTTTGCTGAATCATTAGTATTATCGGCTGTTTCAACAGCTTTTAAATATTTTTCTTTGAAGTCTTCAAAGTTTTCGGTTTTGTTAAGTCCATAGTATTCAGCACGTTCTTTGAGTGTCTGAAGTTCGCCTTCATCCAATGCCCATTTTGCTCTTTGTAGTAATGCACATCTACAGTTGACCACTTCACCAGCTTTACCTTTGGAATCACCGGGGAACATCAAATTATTTGAGAACGGTTTCTCCAGTTCTCTGATTTCACCGTCAACCGCTCTGTGTGAAGGTCTTGTTTTACCATCAAGTGTTGAATCCCACTGTTTAACTACATCACAGCCCATTTCTTTGGCCTTGATACAAGCATCCATACCAGCTTGTACCTGAATTCTGTGTCCTTCTGTCCTTGCTATGGTCAATGCTCTTCCATATGCTCCACCTTTGGTGTTATATGTTCCGGTCATCTTCAGTTTAATCTGTTGTGCAACCTGTGCATATGTAGCACCTGTAACTATTCCTCTTGATACTTCAGCTGCAATGGATTTTTTTAAAGCATCAACATTTTCACCCATTCTGGTGTATAGTGTTGTACTGATTTTACTATCAAGCTGTACAGCCTTGACAACTGATTCCTGGTCAATCGGCATTATGAGCGGAATACCCTGACCATGTAAGTCATACATAGTCGCAATATAACCATCGTTATAACAGCCACTCAGATACGCATTAACAGCCGTGTAATTTTGGGTATGTAGTTTATCAAGTATATCGTCAACCTGCCCCTGTAGGGCTTGCTGGTAGCGTTTTTGATATATCTTTGATTGTATCTGTGATTTAATCTTGATTTTCTCAGGATCACCATCATCTAACCAATCATAGACTTCATTTAAACCGTCAATGTCAAACTGTAGTTTTGATATTTTATCATTGATTGTTTTCAGTGATTGATTGTAACTGTTCTCCAGTTGTTTCATCACTTCCTTTTCACTATTCAGGAAGTGTTGCTGTGTTTCCTTCTGTCGATTGTTCAATCACATCACCTTCTGACGTTGGAAC